TGTCAGATCAAAAGCAGAAATGAAAAGTCCATCTGAGTTAGGCAAGTCACCAGACCATGGCGATGCCTATATTATGGGGCTTTGGAGCTTGCAGTTCGCCAAAGAAGAGAAAGTCTTTATTCATCAGTTTAATAAGAAAAGGAAGAGACGTAGTTGGTTGACAGCATAATTTACTTTACATAAGTTGACCTTGACTAGAAAAATATTACTCGTTATAATATAAAGAGGTATAATATTGACCAAAACTAATGAAGTTTTACATAAGATAATCAAGCAATTTAGACAAATTTTAGAAAATAACCCCAAGTTTACAGGGAATATCAACGTCTCCCTGTGCCTTGGCGGACTAACTGGGATTGAAAAGAAAGAGAAAATTAAAATTAAATAGCTTATCTACCATGTGTAGAAAAAGTAACGGGGATGTTGAAACACCCCTTGTCTATGGTCTGTGACTGAAGAAGCCTGGCTGCGGGCTAAAGTATTCGCCTAAAGGGAGATGACCGAATGGTTGAGGACTTTAGGTTAAGCTGAACTATATGTCGGCAAGAAGTAACATCTCGTAACCCTTCATACAGGTAGAGCCTTGATGTTTGTGGAATATGCAATAGTTTCCACCAGACCATTTTAATACGACTCCCCGACAATATGTCGGTTAGGTAGTTTATATGACTACCTTTATTAATATTCTGGCTTTATATAGGAGCGATATCGAAATATATAGAGTGGTCGTTTTGAGGTACCTGTCACTATATTAACCAATGGTGAGGGTGGCAATCGTCTCGAAAACGAAATTTAATAATGTGGTGTTATTAGAAGGGGAGTAGGGTGAGGGAATCCTACCAGAATATTTATCAACCGCCCATTGAAAAAGATGGGCTTCGGGGAACGGTTTTATACTAGTTCGGAATATCTCATACTCCCTTTAGGGAAGGGGTATTCTAAACCTACTACCCAATAATAGCCGCAGAGTTTAACCATAGGAAACGTTCCACCCTACTGATAAGAGACCCTGGTCTCTTCGAGAGATAGGTAGGGTGGTCATAATAAAATAAGGACTGCTTCAGAAAAACCCTTCGGGGATCTACTTTTGAAAGCCTTATTATCGAGAAATCGGTAGTAAGGCTTTTTTTTTATTTTGGAGGAAAAATGGAACCAACTCAATCAACTACAGAACAGAAATTGGCGAATTTTTGGAAAGAGGCTCAAGATGGGAGTCGTCTATGGCGTAACGAAGCCATAGAAAACTTCGACTTCGTCTGCAACAAGCAATGGAAACCACAAGACCGAGCCTTACTCGAAGAAGAAGAAAAACCTGTCCTAACCATTAACCACATTCTCCCCATCATCAATCTCTTATCAGGAATGGAAAAACAAAACAAATCCGATATCAAAGTCTACCCAAGAAAAGGTGGAACGAGAATTATTTCGGATATCTTCACTTCGTTAGTGAAACATTATCAAGACTTATGTGATGGTGAGATTGAACAGTCTATGCAGTTTGTGGATGGGATTATAGCGGGAAAAGGTTGGACAAAGTCTGATGTTAATTTTGAAGAAGACATCATAAACGGAGACATCATCACCACACGAAGATCTCCCTTTGATATGTATGAAGACCCCAACTGTACTCATTATGATTTGAATAAATCTGCAAAATTTGTCATCGAGTGTTTCTGGGGAGACCAGGAACAAATAGAACTTCGCTGGGAAAAACACGAAGCAAAAATAAAGAAATACATCGCAAGTCTTGACGAAGATATCAAAGACACTAAAGGAAATACCGTAAAACAAGCCGACAAAGAAGACAGAGATGCTACTAAACTTCGCTACCGACTGAAAGAGATTTGGTGGAAGAGTTATAAGAAACAACTTTATTTAATAGACGGAACTGTCTTGAGTTTCACACCTGTTCACGATTCACAAAAAGAGATTATGAAAGTGATACTCGAAAAAGAACGGAGATTAGCTGAACGTGAGAATAGACGACCAAAGTATTCCACAGTAGAACGAATCGTTCCTGTCCTGCATTGTACTACCATGCTTGGAGAAATAATTTTAGAAGATAAAGAAGACCCTTATAAAGGTATGACTTTATTCCCTTATCAAAGATTCTGCCCTTACTGGTTTGATGGGGTCATCTTTGGGGTTGTGGACAGTCTAAAAGACCCACAAACAGAAATCAATAAAAGAACCTGCCAGATGTTACATATCTTAAACAACACTGCTAACGCTGGCTGGTTATTAGATGAAAAGAATGCTGACCCAAAACAATATGAAGAAGATGGTTCAAAGCCGGGAGTTATCCTGAAATGGAATAGTGCGTTAGGTGGGGTCGCACCGCAAAAACTTTCACCTAACGAATTCCCTCAAGGGGTCTTTATCTTAAAACAAGATGAAGAAGCAAACCTGAAAAAAATCTCTGGTCTTAATGTAGACATCATGGGAATGGGTGATAAAAAGACTGATTCGGGAATCGCCATCCTACGGAGACAACGTCAGGGAGCAACAATAAGTGAACCAATTTACGACAACTTCCGGCTCACTCAACGGATATTTGGAAAGACATTAATCGAAATTATCAGACATTCCAATGTTTATTCACCGATTGAAGTCTTGCAAATCATGCAGGAAGAGAAACAAGAAATTGACATTAACCAAATTTACAAAGCAATGAAGTCATTCGCTATCGGTCATTACGGATACAAAGTCGAGCAGAAACCGAATATGCCGACAATCAGAATGGCTAACCTCGAGATTTTAATGCAACTTGCTCAAGCTGGTCTTCCCATACCCATGGATGTAATTATTGAGCAGTCAGATATACCAAACAAAGAAGAAATCGTTGAGAGGATTCGACAGGAAGCCCAACGAGCTGCTCAAGAAGAACAACAACAATCACAACAACCACAAAAGAAAGGGAAACCATCGCCTCCTAAGTCCCAGTCGATGGTTGGCAAAGTTTAATTTAACAGACTACCCTATCTGTTAGATATTACTCAATGTGTACGAGGGGAATGCCCTAACTGCGGGGTTTCGGAGCAGGAATAACCTCTAAACTCCAAGAGGTGAAATGGAGGATATATACATGGAAGATAAGGATGTGAATGTTCAGGAAGAAAAAATTTACACCAAAAAAGAACATGATGGCATGGTTAACGATTTGCAAAGTGAGAGAAGCAAACGCCAGGAATATCAGTTTAAATTGGAATCGAGTTCAAGAGACATCGAATCTCTAAAGAAAACTGTCGGAGAATTGACCTCAAAAATCAATGAAAAGACAGAACCGATTGCAGATAAAATGAAGTTCCAAGGTGCGGATGATGATGCTGCAACTGTGAAAGATGTCAAAGAAGGCTTCAAGAGCTTTGAAAAAGAAGCAATGGATGTCTTTAAAAAAGCACAAAATGCAGCGAAAGAAGTGGAAAAACAAGAACAAGCTCAAGAAAAATACCACGCTTCTTGCCAAAAAGCAATCGAGAAATACAGTCATCTATCAAAAATTGGTTTAGATTGGGAAACAGTCTATCAATCAGCAGTTAAACAGGTTAAAGGAAATAAATACGAGGAACAAGCTCTTATTCATGCCAATAACCCTGGTGAAGCTATTTATAAGAAAGGCTGTGAAGATCCTGAAATGAAAGCAAAGTTACAACTTGAAGAAAATCAAGAACTCCTTAAAAACATGGGAAATCGTAGAGTCGATAAAGAGAACTTAGGTGGTACTCCTGTAAAAATGAGTGATGAATATTTTACACCGAAAGAAGTAAAAAATATGGGAATAGAAGAAGCCTCAAAGAATCTCGAAAAGATCGAAGCCTCTATGAAATACTGGGACGAATTAAGAAATAAAAAATAAGAAAGGAGTGAAAAAGAAATGCCACAGAGCGGAATGAGCTTTGGAAATGAAGAAATAAGAGATGCTGTTCCAATAATATTTGCTGCAAAAGTTTTAAAGGAAATTGAAGATAAGTTAGTTTTCGGTAAAATTGCAACAAAAGAATATCAAGGTGAAATAAGTAATGTTGGCGACAGAGTCGTTATTAGAGGACTTGGAGAAGTAACTATCAGAAAGTACGATCCTAAGACTGCATTAGCTGTTCCTGAAGATCCTGTTCAATATGAGACCCCTCAAGATTCAGCTTTATTTTTAGATGTTGACCAGGCTTACTACTACGGTATAAGTGAAGGCGACATCAAAAAGAAACAATCTGATCTTAACCACATGACTAACTATGCTCAAAAAGCTGGTTACGGATTGGATGGAAAAGTTGATGCTTATATAGCAAGTCTCTATAACATGGGAGCTATGGGAAGTACACCTTATGTCAAGGATACAACTGTTGATAGTAAGAGTATTGTCTCTGACCTTGGTGAATTATGGGATGCCTTAGAACTTAAAAATATTGATAAAAAATTTGTTGTCCTGCCATCATGGGCTGTTTTGAGATTGTTATATTCTGGAATCGTTAATGCTGATGACTTAAAGGGTGAAATGAAAAATGGTTTCATAGGAAGAGTCTTGAATTTTGAGATGTACCAATCGAACAAATGTGCAGCAGTTGACGCAACAAAATGGCATACTGCCGTCATGGCTGGAAGTTACAACGCAATCGCTTTTGTACAACAGATTATAGAATCTGAATCCATAAGATTATCAAGCGACTTTGTAACCGCCCAGAGAGGTTTGCACGTATGGGGATCTAGGGTAATTAAACCTAGAGAACTGTATTGGGCAGATCTGCAGGGAGTAGTAGAAACTAACGTATAAAAAATAGGGGGCTTCTCGCCCCCTCCAAAAAATTTAATAAGAAAGGAGAGATAAATAAATGGCTTATATAGATGTACCCACTAGTACAGACTTAGTATTGGAT